ACGACCACGCATTTTAGCACGAGCTTCTTGCTTCATGCGGTCTAATTCACCGGGCATTAAGAATGGTGGCTCATCGTCTTCAGGTGGAAACCAATTGTTCATAATGGAATTATATCAGAATTTGTGATTAATTGAGGCAATATTCTTAAATCGGTAATAACATAAACATCTGGCATATCCATATACCTTTCTGTATTGCCCGTCATGGTGTCCAATAACATGATATAACAATTGTTCTTATATATTATTTTTTGATTCGTTTCTTTATCATATAAATTATGATTATTTGAGCACCCAATAAACAATTTATTTTCATATACATCAAGGCCTCTTAAAAAAGTCGTTTCTTCATTGACTATTTTTACCTTGTTTATGTTTTTAGTTTCTAAATTGATTTCAATAATTTCACCTGTGCCTGATGAAAGTGAATATAGGTGATTATTAATAACTACTATATTGTGAGCACAATATCCAGCCTCTCCTATCAATTCACCTTTGAGTTTATCTTTGTCAAAATACCCAAACTGTGACATTGTTTTTCCAAGGTTATGAAGGCAGAAATATATTTTATTTTCATATTCATAGATAGAATTTACATGGCTCTTATCATGTGAATATGCGTCTGAAGGCATTGAAGCTTCATTCATCACCTGAAAATCAATGACCGATAAGAATTTGTTCTCGCCCGTTACTAAATCATAAATGCCAATGGTATCATTAGAGGTATTTGTTGCATATAATATATGACCACTTTTTAATATTTGGTGTGTATTAACAAATAAAGGAACATCAATCATTCCTAAACGTTCATAATTGGATAAATCAAAATTAGCTACCCGGTCATGTGAAACTATTTGAAAACTATCGTTCCCATAGGCAATACCAAATGGCCTAAATGTTGAACGGCCTTGATTCTCCAAATTTAAGCAATCAAGCTCATCAACCTTAGGGTGTTTATGAAGAAGTGTTTTTTTTTCTATGTCATAAGCTAAAAATGTAAAAACTTCTTCTTTATAACCATGGTCATCGGGAGTGATGATTAATTTACTCATACTACTCCAACGATTCTACGAACTCGACTAATTGGAGTATTATCCACTAACAATTTTTTTACAAAGAAAATCAAAGTTAACCTAGATTCTTCACTTTCACCAAAAAACTCTTGAGCTCCATGAATTAAATGTGAATCGAAAGAAATTAAACGATTATATACATTGGAAATACGAATCGTTTCTTCAAACTGTGAATTGTGCTCTTCTTTGTATTTTTTAGTTTCTTGAATGGGTATTTTTTTCAAATAACTATCTTTTTTAAAATCGGTATTTACATGAATGGGCTGAACAAGGTTAGATTTATTACGGTAAATTGAAGTACCGCCATTTAAATTTGCATTTGGTGAAAGATATATGATTCCTGTTATTTGTGAATCTTTTTCGTCTGTATGTACCCATCCAGAATCATAATCTTTAGGCACCATTTGAAACATCATTGAAACTTCCCAAGATATTTCTGTTGTATTTGGAATATCGTAAAATTGAGAAAAAAACTTTCGACAAACTAAATGAAAAAACGGAGTATCTAATTCGTGAATAAGTTTAGACCTTAACCCAGGCCATTTACCATCTTCTGCTGGATAATACTCTTGTTGTAGAGCCCAAGCTCGTATTTTATCAGGATCATCAAGAAAATTATCTAATATCGTTAGCGGAATCGTGTGCATCATTGGCATAATTAAACCTCTTTTAAGTTTACATCAAAAGCAATTGAAATTCTGTCTTCATCGGTTAAATTGGGCGGAACATAATGTTGAACCCAAGATGGAAAAATTACAAGTTTATTTGGTTCACATTTATAATGGACAATCTGTAAAGATTTTTCAATTGAATCGTCTTTAAATGGTTCTTCCGCATAGTGATATGGAAATTGTTGTGATGGATGAACAAGCACTAAATCGCCACAATTTTCTTGGCCACTTACAAAATAAACTCCCGAGAAAGTCCAACCACGATGCGTGTGTGGTGTATTTGCATGACCTTTACCGTTAATATTGACCCAGCAATTATCAATGTTCAATTTTAAATTATCTCTAAAATTAAATACTCCATGAAGAGCTTCAAGTCTTGCCTGAACATGCACAAATAACTCGTTTAATTCTGGAATGTGTTCTGATAATTGTTTGCTATGCCATCCGCCATAATTTGAATAATGGGAGGTTTCACCTTGGCGTCCTTTTAAATCATAGCAAAATTTCTTGACAGCTTCGTTATCAATATCGAGCATATCAACAGCTACAGTTGACACAAATATATTTTCAACTAACATTATCTTCCTTTGAATTTGTAATCGTTACCAATGCGCCAATATCAGGCAAATATAGGTATTCTATTTTTGAATTTCTCAATGTCCGCAAAGCATCTTCAACAGTTTCACATATAACTTCGCCGGCTAAATTGAATGATGTATTGAATAATATTGGTACACCAGTTTGTTTATTAAATTCAGTAAGCAATTGAAATAGTATTTTATTGTCAGATTCTTTAACAGTTTGAATACGGCAAGTATTATCCACATGAACAACTGATGGTATGATTTTTTTTACTCCAGGATTAGCCTGCATAGCATACATCATATATGGTGATTCATCTAACCCAGCCATATCAAACCATTTATGAGCTTCATCTTTAAGTATTGAACAAGCAAATGGTCTAAAAGATTCTCGATTTTTTACAGTATTTACAATATCTTTACCGTTTGGATTTCTTGGGTCAAATAAAATACTACGATTACCTAAAGCTCTTGGGCCAGATTCTGATTTACCTTGAAATATAGCCACGATGTTTTGTTCTAAAATTAAATTAACTATGTCCGTTGGTTCGGCTTGTGAAATAACCTCTCCATCATTTAATTTAAAATCATATGAGGGAAATACTCCGTTTAAATAATTGTGATTGGGAACTTTTGTTTTGATTCCACCAAGTTCACAATACATACGAGCTATTCCCAAACAATTACCTTCATCACCACACATGGGTTCAATATAGATGTTTATATCTTTTGGTAAGTTTTTACGAAAATTATAATTAGCAATCACATTTAAAGCTACACCACCGGTCAGAATTAAATTTTTAGTTCCTGTTTCAGTAAGCATTTTTTCAATTAAGTCAAATTGAATTTTTTCTATTGATTTTTGAACTTTGTGTGCAAAATCCACAGCATAGCTTTTATTTTTCAACCAGGGATAATTTTTTAAATTAACTTCCATATTTTTTCTATCAAAATAATTCATATTAATAATATTTTCACTATTTAAAAAATCATCAAACTGTAAATTATATTTACCATATGATTGAAGTCCCATTAATTTTCCAGCATCATCGTTAATATTAAACCCATGAAATTTTGTTACGATATCATAAGAAAGACCAACATCTAAACTGTTTCTTATATCAAAATTGGTTTTATCACTTATGCTAAAAATTATCCTATCTTCTTTTATTTTGGTTTTTTCAGAATTAAACTCCAATTCTTTAGAATAAAGCTTTTTATAAAGTGCTTCACATTGTATTGGATATTTAATTAGATAAGCTGATGTTGTTTCATGAGCCAAATGTCCGTCATTTAAAATATAATTAGAACCTCTTCCATCAGCTACTATAACCAACGCTTCTTGAAATTTTGAATTATAGAATGCTGTAAGAGCATGACTGATATGGTGTGATTTAAAAAATGAATACCATGATTCATCTGAATTTGATAATTTAAATCCTAATTTGTCAATCAATGAACAAATTAAAACATTTTCATCATAGTCATCGTTGTAACCGGTGATTACAATTTTGTCTATGTTTGATTCTATTTTTAATATTTCTTTAAGACACTCAATAGGAATACCAAAATGTCTTTTCCTTTTAGATAGTCGTTCTTCTATATTAAAATAAATCAATTCGCCGTTTTTGAATAAGCAAGCTGAAGAATGGCTATGTTTTTGAATTCCAATAATATTCATTATCTACCCCTTCCCGCTGATTTCTTGGCTGGTTTATGTGAAGTGACTTGGTCTTTTACTGCACCTTTACCTGTATCAAGTTCATTCTTTTTTTTGCCTTGGTTGTTCTTTTCGTTTTTCTTGGCTAATAGTTCTTTGAGCATATCTGCATATGACATATTATTTCCTTATCCAGTCTTTATCCCACATTTCTTGGTGTGGGTCGTCTTTGTAAAAATCTTCTTTTTCCCATTTATCAAACTTATCTCGCTTTTCTTTTGATAGAATGGGTTTTGGCTTTGGTTTATTCTTTTCTTCAATGTAACCAGTCACTTTATCAGCAACAGATACCGCAACGGATATTGGGTTCAAATAATCAGCTGGTGATTTGGTTGGACTTACTTCAGCCATATACATTACACCAACAGTCGCAGCTTCAAGGATCATTTAATTTCTTCTTCTAATGAATATAATTTGTTTTCTAATCTGACAATGTGATTACCAAATATACCTGATATGGTGCCACGAACATTACTATCGGATATGGTATTGATTGCGCCATTCATATCTGCCTTGAAATCCCTAATCAATTGTAAAAACTCTTTGTGAGCATTTATTTTATCAAATTGTTTTGAGTTCGGCTTTGAATGAACCAAATGGCCTAGCATTTCGTTTTTAGGCATAATAACCCCAACTGGTTCTTTGTTTTTTCTTTTTTGAATAATTACTTGCAGCTGATGAACCATACACCACACTTGATAAGATGACTGTAGCTGCCCAAGTTTGCCAAGTATATGGAATTTCAGTATAGAATAAGGTGTTTAATGACCAAACAATACCAAACGGAATAACTACAATTAACCCAAAGAATAACGCTGTTGCTAAACATATTTTCACCACATTCATAATTATCTCCCTATTTAATTTTATGCCAAATCTTTTCGTGTATATAATATAAAACGGTCATCATTATAGATAACCATATAGCTGTATGAAAACCAACCCAAGGTATCGTTGCAGCTAAAACAACGATACGATATGAAATCGCCTTATATAATGCTCTTTGTGATGGCGTCATTGTGCTATCCAAATATATGTTGCAAAAGCATTTACAATAGCAAAATAAGCATTATGTATTAGCAATGGTTTATTGAATTGTTTAAAATAAAATTCATAGACCAATATTGAGTGAGCTATGACCAACACAGGAAATGCGTATTGCATACCTGGAAATTTTAATGATATAAAAGTGCCCGATGTAATAAACAATGTCGTGGCTATCCACTTAATGTCAAAATCTTTCACTTCACAATCTTTCTACATTCAGCATAAGCTTTTGGGTCATTCGTTTCTATGAGTTTTGAGTGTGATTGTTTTTGGCACTCCTCAAAACTATTTAATTCTTCGGTGTATAGTATTTGATGATTCAACACCACAACTAATACCCAAGTAATCACCATTAGTTTGTTTTCGTTACTATTTCATAGAGTGATTCAAATTCTTCATGTGTTGCTACTTCTTCGGAGAAGTTTTGTTTATGATATACATTGATTAACTTCTTTACCGTTTTCTTTGGAATCTGAAAGTTCTTGCTTGTATCATTCATAATATTCTTTACAAGGTCTCTCTCAGCATCAATGCGTGTGAGTGAATTACTCGCCTCTTGTAAAGCGCCTTTGATTTTCTTCTTATCTTCTTCAAGTAATTGCATTATATCTCCTTAATAATTTATTGGACAAAACCGAACCAACCAGTAGCAATATATTTGTTATGTGCATATACTGGATTACCACGATGAGTGTGTGTAAAACTAGCTGGAAATATGGATAGTGTTCCCGCCTTGGGTTTTACTTTAATGCCTTGCCATAAAAATTCAGTTTCACCTTCGCCTTCGGGAATATCATTTAAATAGAGTGTCCATGCTAATATTCTATGACCCATGCTTCTTCCAGCATGTTCACAATGCCATACATGATAACCACCACGAGGTGGTGTTTTTTGTAATTTTATTTCATCAGACCTAATTTTAAATTGTTTTATAGGAAAAAATTCTTCGCCATAAATTCCTATACATCTATTAAGTTCCGTGTTTATTAAATTAACTAACCAAGTTGGGCCGGTAATATGTGGAAAAACAGAATAATCTTGACGACCTAAATTTGCCATTTCACCAAATTGATTTTTGCCTTCATCTATAGGTTCTTGATTCAATCCAGGATTATTGTTTTGGATTTGTCTTTCTATTTCTAAAATTATTCTATCACAGTTATCTTTTGATAGGGTGTTTTCATAAACTCCAATAAAATCTTGATGGGTTATTTTCATTCTGAATCTTTCTTATTGTGTTTGGTTTTGCGATTCTTCATAGTATTATATCAGAATCATCGACTGAATTGAGGTAATCATATGCTTTTTCATAGGCTTCATTTTCATTCAGCGCTAATACATATGCAAGTAGCTCATTGTGACCAATGGCTACAGGGAAAGGTATTCTTTTGAGGTGGTTAACGGAGATACTTATAGGTAAATCAACCCAAAAATAATTTGAGTTTTTGATAATATCTATAGTTTGTTTGACTTCAGGTAATATATTCATCACAAATTCATCATATAAAATTTACATTAAGCGCAATCTGATAATGATTCGAGCCATCTTTTTGTGCAAGTCTTATCATTTTCTTTACATGGCATTACATCTTCAGGTATTAAACTTAATACAGCTGCTTCCGTAGCTAAATCTTTTACTTCTTTTGATTCTTTTTCTGTCATTTTATTCACCTTTTGGGTTATTTAAATATTCAACTTGTGGTTGAATGCCTATTTAGATATTTGTATAACCTAACATAATATAAAAATCTTTTTGGTTCTCTTTCAAAGTGTGGGAGATATCCAAAATACTGTAGCATTTTCTCATAATATAATTCAGCGTCAGCTTCAGTCATTTTTTTTAAAATTCATATTAATAACACATCGAGTAAAATTATCTACCGGATGTCCTCCAGCGTGTAATATATTTCCATTAAAAAATAAACATCTACCTTTTTTTGGTGTTATTTTTGCAAATATTTCTTTGTTTTCGTTAAATAAAACAGTATCGCCATCAGAATCATTAACATAATATATTAAAACATAATGTTCAACATAATTTTTATAATTATAATCTGTATGAGGAACACCATAAGAATTTTTTGTGTATTCTCTGTATTGTGTTATCAAGTTAGCTTTTAGTTTTAATATATCAGAAAAATCAATGTTAATTTTAGCTTTTTTTGCAAACTCTGATATTATTTTAAAGGGTATTTTGGTGTAATCAGAATTAATTTCTTGTGTCCCCTCTTTCAAAAACATATGGACAAATTGGCCAACATCTATTACATTCTCATCATTTTTCCATTTATCATATGTGGCAGCACCAACGGTATATCTAGTGCCATTTTCATCTTTTTCATTGGAAAAATACCAAGGAAAAAAAGAATCATACATCTGATTTTCAATTGAACTAGATTCTTTTTCGTCCAATAAATCGTCTATCAATAGATAATTTTCAGTCATTCTTAAATTCTTTATTAATAAAGTATATGTATCCTACACTCATTTGATAAATTTGTCAAGCTATTTTAAGGCAATATTATTTGAAATACGGTCCTACCATCCAGGTAACAACAGAATATCTTATGCCTTTTGTTACCGGTTCAACACCATGAGGCATGAATGATGGAAATACTAAAGCGGTACCTTTGGTTTGTTGTGGATAAAATCTATTTGACCCGTTTTGAATATAGAATTTACCGCCTTCAAAATCTTCATTCAAAAATACCAATACCGTTAATTTTCGTGTTTCATCTGACCTTATATGAAATGTATCCACATGAGTTTCATATTTACCAGTGACATCATACATTAAAAATTCAGATTGGTTTGAATGGGTGATATTATACTGCCACACTTGTTGATTTGTATTTAACCCAATTGATGTGAGTGTTGCACCAATTCCTCCATATAATGGCATAGCCACTCTTTGAACATTACGAATATCTAGGTTAACAATAGCGTTTTCACCACTTCCAATTACTGGTGGCATTTTTTCAGTTTCTGGTTTCCCATATTCAGCAATAATTCTATCACAGAATCCAGATGTTAGAGCATCTTTTACAAGGTAACAATCGTCCCATCCCATTTGAACATTTGTTTTACTTAAACCTAGTGAATCACGTTTATCATATTTCCATTCAGCATGTGGTCCGTTTTGATCCACATAATGAAGAAACACTTGAGCTTGCCATTTACCTTCTTTGTATGCTTCACGCCAATGGTGTATATCGCAACCTCTATACAACACAGCATCACCAACATTCATTTTAATTTCAGTAGCGTTAGATTTATCTTCATTAGCTCCCATGAATATTGGCCATACATCACCTTCAAAATCGAGTGTGAGTGTAGCTGATATTTCACAAGCTGGCCTATCTCGATGTATTGTTAATTCTTCACCTTGATTGTTATAGAGGCGAGCGTATGAATAAGTGGGAAATAATTTGAGGCCAGAAGCTTGCTCAAAATGTGGCGTTAAATCTTCTAATAATTTGTCAAAAACATAGGCACCATGAACCGCTTCAGATAAAGGACATTGAGGATCTTTTGTTGTTTTACCTTGTTCTACTAATTTCTTGAGTTCTGTGGTTAATTCTTCGCAGTTTTGTTTAACTAAAAAATCTTTGAGGTGAACATAACCTTTTTCTTTAAATTCTAATACTGTATCCATGATTATTTTCCATTATGTAATTTATAATAATATCTGACCATTTTTGAGCGTCCTTTTCAGTCACTCGAATATCATATTTAGTTGGCTTTTGAAACATCTTATCCGTGTCTTCGTATATACTCTTTTCGATTGTATCCATCCAAACTGTGATGTTTGTATTAAATAATTCTCTGATTTCATTAGTTGGAGCTATAAAATCACAAATGATAAAATCACTTACACTTTCAGCCGATAAAACCTTCATTCTTTTAGCTTGACGAATTCTTCCGTCTTTACTAAAATCCCAATCATCATATAATTTTCTTATGACATCAGCATTAAAATGACTGACAGTAAAATTTTGTAATTTTAATTTATTTTTAAGAGTTTTAGCTAGTGTAGTTTTGCCTGAACCAGATAAACCCATAATAAGTATTTTCATATTGTATATTATATACCAATTTAGTATGGATGTCAAGCAAATAGTAGGCATAAATGAAAGTATTTTTATGTCACTTGATATGGATCAAGTTTTAGACAATAAAAAACCCACATAAAGTGGGTTTCTTTGGATTATTGTAATTACAACATTTCCACAACACTAACATAACCAGCAGTACCGGCACCGCCTGCAGTGCCAGGATTCACTCCGGCGCTGGGACCGCCATTACCTGCAGTACCAACGGTTATCGGTATTGAACTAGCAGGTAATGCTGATGCTGGTAGAAAAAAGCTAGTAGTACCGCCAGCGCCTCCGGCACCACCGGAACCATTATAGGCGTTTAAATTTTCACCAAAATAGTTTGGCAGATATGGGCCTGGGCCGCCATTACCGCCTGAACCTCCACCAACTGCTTGCACTAAACCGTTGGTAACACTGGTAAACGGAACATTATTTGGAGAATCCGTGGCTGTTCCAGCATTTCCTGCATTTCCTGGAGAATTAACTCCGGGGGCACCATTGCCCGCATTTCCGCCCGTTGCACTTGCAAATGGACCAAATGATGATGATCCACCTGGATTACCAATAACACCGGCGCTGGGACCGCCAGAAGATCCGCCACCACCGCCAGCGCCGGCTCGAACTTGAACTACTACATATTTCGTGCTTACATTTTTTGTAAAATTTCCTGGAGCATTAAATGATGTTATTTTCGGTGGTTCTGTCCCTCCACCAGCAGATATTGCTACATTAGAAACCGAAGTAATTCTTCCTCGTGAATCGACAGTAAATGCTGAAACATTACTTGATCCGCCGTAAGTACCAGCGGTTACAGCAGTATTAGCTAATTGAGCATCTGTGATTGTACCAGTAATTTGTGTATTCGCTACAGAAGTGATTTGTGAACTAATGATATTACCAGAAATTTGTGTGTTGGATACAGAAGTGATTTGTGAACTGATAATATTACCAGTAATTTTTGTATTCGCTACTGAAACAATCTTAGCGGATGTGATATTCGCATCGGCTATTTTAGCTGTTGTAATTGAACCATCTGCAATATCAGCTGCAGCTATGATTCCGTCTTCAATAACTCTGGAAGTAATTCTTTGAATTGGCATATGTTATCTCTAAACAAAGGTTGATGAATTTACATTTATAATGTATTTATATATTTAAAACGCTTAATCCTGATGTTTTATCAATTTAGTTGGGTCTTGATTGAGCACCCAACTGATGAATTTACAGGCTAAATCTTCATTTTCATAGTAACGCGTCATTACTTGTCCGGTAAGTGTGGATCCAACAAATATGAGTATGTTTCCTTTATAGTTGGAAAACTTAATCCACCAATATTCACGGACAACTGGATGCCATGACCGAAGGTGTCTGATTATATCGGATTCTAAATCTTTTTGCATATTAGGCAATAATACGATTTATTTAGCGGAAGTGTGTCGGTCGGCGCATCTTTGTTTTATACATAGCTGGTGTCCGGTTTGATAATAAATGAGCTTTCCTGATACGACATGAAACCCAATCATTATAGTAATCGTCAGTTCTCAAAGCGTCCCGGTTAAATATCTCCCAGGTCTCCCAATAAGAACATTCTGAGCGTGATTTACAGAGGTGTAATATTTCTCTCTTAAACACATCTTCTCCGAGCGTCTTCACTTCTTCTTGTATGACTTTATTTGAACCGAAGTATTTTTCCCAATCGGATTCAATTCGGACTTTCTTTGACTTACCTTTTACTTGGCGCCTTGCAGCTTTAGTAAAAAACTTCTTACCAACATATTTGCGACCCGTTCTTGTGTTGGTTATTAAATATACCATTCCAAAATAATCACCAATTCCATCACCTGTAAATTCTCTATTATTATATGTCCAAATCAATCTTCGTATCCGTCTTCCTCATTGAATGTATTTTTAATTTCACCAAGTTCATCTATCATGTATTCACCACAGAATGGACAATAGAGAGGATCAGTTTCATTCATCTCTTTGTCATACTGTATTACATATTTAGACCCACATTCACATGAGTAAGGTTTATTTGCCATAGGATAT